TGAAGTTGTAGCATTGGCTTTTAAGATGTGTGAAGATTTAAGGGAAGAGCTTGGGCAGTTATTTGACCACCTTCCCCCAAAGGGCGACTTGCATTGATACCAGTTCCCCCTCTTTAGGGGAAGGTATTTAGGGGAAGGTTATGCATAGACAATATACATGGGTAGACTTACCGGATAATCCAGAACGAGTAAACCCACCAGACGAAGACGACTACGTACAGTATGAGCCAGACGAAGACTACGAATACGCTAAGTATGTTGAGGAACAATTACGTGAAGAAAGTAACGATAGAAATGACGGATGAAGATGTAGAGCGAACGCTCCAGAGAATGGAGTATTTAGTAGAGAAGTTAGAAGACTTATCCGACCAAATTGAAATTATTAAAACTAAACTAGAAAAGGAGAAAAAGGGTGACTGAATTTACAGATACTAAAGCTGCTTTAGAAGAAGCTGAATACCTAGCGAATTTGCACAATATAACGCACTGTATTGTACATGCAGATAAAAACGTAATGGTTGTAATACCAAAACACGAAGCTGTAGAAACAAATAAACCTATACTGGAAAGCATCCTTCCTACAAAATTGTTTAGCATTTATGATTGACAAGGATGATATAAGCATTAAAGAATGCTTGCGATGTGGGGGTATAGCCGAAGAAATTATTAACACCGAACGCAACGAGCGTATAGGGTGGTGGTGTATTGCCTGTAATAATTTTGAAGACGCTATACTAAGAGAAAAATTATGGAGAAAAGATTTGGGGAAACTTAATGGAGCTAATAACGATTGATTTTGAAACCTATTACGATAAAGATATATCACTAAAGAAACTAACTACAGAGGAATACATACGCCATCCTGAATTTGAAGTTATTGGGATGTCTATAAAGGTCAACGATGGAGAAACACATTGGCTGTCGGGAGACTTCAATGATCTTAAAGAGTATGTATGTCGCTCCTACAACTGGAGCGAATGTGCTGTACTTGCTCATAATTGCATGTTCGATGGGGCTATTCTTCATTGGCTTTTTGGTATATCTCCTCGCGTATGGTTTGATACTCTCAGCATGTCTCGCGCTATCCACGGTGTCGAAGTTAGTGCAAGTCTCAAAAACCTAGCGGAACTGTACGATATAGGAGAGAAGGGAGACGAGATATTAAACGCAGCGGGCAAGCATAGGTGTGACTTTACATCTGAGGAACTCGCACGATACGGAGACTACTGCGTAAACGACACAGAACTTACTTACCAGTTATTCAACCATTTCTTATTTAGCTTCCCCAAGAAAGAATTAAAGGTCATAGATATGACTTTGAGGATGTTTACCCATCCAATGTTGGAGCTAGATATTCCCAAGCTTACAAACCATCTTGAGTCTATCAAGGAAGAGAAAGAAGAACTTGTAGCACACATTAAAGAATTAGGTATAGACAAAGACGAACTGATGTCTAACCCTAAGTTTGCTAAAGCTCTTGAGTCGCTGGGCGTTAGTCCACCTACCAAAACAAGTCCTCGTACAGGAGAAGAAACGTTTGCGTTCGCCAAGAGTGATGAAGCTTTTGTGGCTCTCCAAGACCATGAAGATACAAAAGTACAAACCTTAGTTGCCGCTAGGATTGGGCTTAAAAGCACACTTGAAGAAACACGCACTTCTAAGTTTATAGACATAGCAAGTAGAGGCACACTCCCTGTACCGATCAAATACTATGCTGCACACACAGGTAGGTGGGGCGGGTACGACAAAATTAATCTCCAAAACTTACCGAGCAGGGGACAAAACGCCAAAGTTTTGAAGTCCTGTATTGTAGCTCCCGAAGGGTACACACTTATTGAATCGGATTCGGCACAAATCGAAGCGCGAGTATTAGCATGGCTTGCCGAACATCAGATCCTAGTGACAGCTTTCCAAAAAGGCGAGGATGTGTACAAGATAATGGCCTCTGATATTTACAATAAGCCTGTCGAAGATATATCTCCTGAACAACGTTTCATTGGGAAGACCACAATCTTGGGCGCAGGGTATGGGATGGGAGCCATTAAATTCCAAAACCAACTTAAAAGCTTTGGGGTTGAAGTAGAACCTCAAGAAGCAAAACGCATTATCAAAGTATATAGAGATGCTAATAATGCTATCCCTGCTTTATGGAGACAGGCACAAGCAGCCCTTGTAGGTATGTACCAAGGAGACACATATCAACTTGGAAGGCCGGGGATAGTTAAGGTTGTACCAGAATACAATGCTATACGTTTACCCTCAGGATTATTGATGCGTTACGATAACCTCAAAGTAGAACAAGATGAGAACGGTATGCAGTTGGTGTACCGAACACGCAGAGGGTGGAATAAGATATACGGCGGTAAAGCTATAGAGAACATATGTCAGGGCATAGCACGATGTATCATGGCGGAGCAAATGCTTTTAATAGCAAAAAGGTACAAGGTGTTACTGACAGTGCATGATAGTGTGGTATGCTGTGTACCAGATAAGGAAGTTGATACTGCTGCATACTTTGTTGAAGAGTGTATGCAGTGGGTTCCTGTATGGGCCGAAGGACTACCTCTTACAGGAGATGTTCAGATAGGGAAGAACTACGGAGATTGCAAGGAATGGAAAAACCCGCATGGTCTTTTAGCAGTATAAAGAGTTTCGACCAATGCCCTAAAAAATACTACCATCTAAAGGTAGTCAAAGATTACGCGGAGCCTACTTCTCGTGCGATGACGTACGGCTCGGAATTTCATACTGCTGCTGAACACTATATAGACGGTACTGATTCTGAGCTTGACCCCCGTTTCACGTTTGCAAAAGACGTACTTGATCGGCTTAATGCTATGGAAGGTGAAAAGCTGTGTGAATATAGAATGGGCTTAACTGCTAATCTGGAGCCATGCGGGTTCTTTGACAAAAACGTATGGTGGAGAGGAGTAGCTGACCTTACTATACTAGATAGAGAAACAGGTACTGCTAAAGTAATAGACTACAAAACAGGCAAGTCAGCTAAGTACGCAGACAAAGGCCAACTAGAACTTATGGCATTGGCTACGTTTAAACATTTCCCTGAAGTACGCAAAGTAAAAGGTGGTTTACTATTTGTCATATGTAACGCCTTTATTAAAGATACATACACCATAGACCAAGAATCAGAATTGTGGAAAAAATGGTTAACTGAATACGCGAAGCTACAGAAAGCCTATGAAGTAGATGTATGGAACCCTAGACCAACAGGTTTATGTAGAGCGCATTGCGTGGTAACTGAATGTCCCCATAACGGTAGGAGATAAACACATGCCTTATAAAAATCCTAAAGATCGAAAGAAACAAGTCAACAAACCTGTAGGAAGCAAACCGTTTAAAGCTAGAATGGAAAGACAAAAAGCAAGACGGGCGGTTGATAAAACAGGAGTTGATAAAAATAACAACGGTAAAGCTGACAGAAGAGAGGGTAAGGACGTAAGCCATAAGAAAGCTCTTAGTAAAGGCGGCTCTAACAAGCAAGGGTATCGAATTGAAAGCCGTAGTGCTAACCGTTCTCGCAACTACAAAAAGAAGAAGTAGATGCAGATTGTAGAAAATAAAGCTTTACTGCTGCGAGTACGTACTCCTGAGGCTATAACTACAGCTATACCTAAAAGCAAAGCACTACCAAACAATGAAGTGCTTGTGAAATGGGGTGTAGATGAGTCTCGCGTTTTAAAAAACTTAAATATTCGAGGTGTACCTTCACCTATTCTAGGGCAATACGAATGGGGTGGGCAGTATAAACCCTTTAAACATCAAAAGCTTACGTCTGCTTTTCTTACTTTAAACCAAAGAGCTTTTTGCTTTAACGAGCAAGGAACGGGTAAAACAGCTTCTGCTATATGGGCTTCTGATTTCCTTTTAAAACAAGGAGTTATAAACCGAGTTTTAATTGTATGCCCCCTATCTATCATGGACTCGGCATGGCGTGCTGACCTTTTTAAATTTGCGATGCACCGTACTGTAGATATTGCTTATGGCTCTAAACGTAAACGTCAGGAGATCATAGCCAACGGAGCTGACTACGTTATTATAAATTACGATGGCGTTGAGATAATCAAAGACGAGATAGAAGAAGGCGGGTTTGATTTAATAATTGCTGACGAGGCTACGCACTATAAAAACGCTCAATCTAAAAGGTGGAAGACTCTTAACGCGTTGATGGCTCCTTCTACGTGGCTGTGGATGATGACAGGTACACCCGCCGCACAGTCTCCTGTAGATGCATACGGCCTAGCTAAACTCATTAATCCGCGAAATGTACCAAGGTTTTTTAGTGGGTTCCGTGAGTTAGTAATGCACAAAGTTACCCAGTTTAAATGGGTTCCTAAGGATTCAGCTACTGATACTGTATTCAATGCCCTTCAACCTGCCATAAGGTTTACTAAAGACCAATGCCTTGACCTACCCCCAATGACGTACACTAAACGCGAAGTTCAACTTACTCGCCAGCAACAAACTTATTATGATGTACTAAAACGTAAGATGGTAACTGTTGCAGCAGGGGAAGAAATAACAGCAGCTAATGCGGCTGTAAACATGAATAAACTTTTGCAGATATCTTGTGGGGCTGTGTATAGCGATTCTGGCGAGACAGTAGAGTTTGACATTAAAAACAGATACAAAGTGCTACGTGAAGTTATCAACGAGACAACACAAAAAGTATTAGTGTTCGTTCCTTTCAAACACGTTATTGAAATTCTGTCTGAGAAACTTATAGCAGACAATATTCCTACCGAAGTTATTAAAGGGGATGTGTCAGCAAGCCGCCGAACAGACATATTTAAAAGGTTTCAAGAAACTGATAACCCACAAGTGTTAGTAATACAACCCCAAGCAGCAGCACATGGAGTGACACTTACAGCCGCAAATACGGTGGTATGGTGGGGGCCAGTACCTTCACTAGAAACTTACGCCCAAGCAAACGCTAGAGTCCATAGGTCGGGGCAGACGCACAAATGTACCGTTGTCCAGCTAGAAGGTTCTAACGTGGAGAAACGTGTATACACACTTCTTGATAGCAAAATAAACATACACACAAAAATAATAGACTTATATAAAGAATTGCTTGAATAACACATAGTACATCACTATACTTAGCTTCTAAACACAGTGGGAGTGTATTATGGAAGCAACTGATATACCTGTCGATAAGGCAGTGCGTATGTACATTAAGGTACGCGAAACAAAACGAGAGTTAGCTCAACGTTTTAAAGAAGAAGAGGAAGCTCTTAACGAAGATTTAGATCAACTAGATGCGATTATACAGCAGCATTTAGTTAACAGTGGTAGTAAGAGTGGCACTACTATGGACGGGCATCAATTCTACCGTCAAGAGCGCAGACGCTACACTACAAGTGATTGGGTCGCCCTTAACAAAGTAATAATGGAGCATGAAGTTCCTGACTTGCTAGAGAAACGAATACACCAAGGGAACATGAAACAATTTTTAGAGGACAACCCTGAAGTATTACCCGCAGGGTTAAGATGCGATAGTCAATATACTGTAACTGTGAGGAGATCAAAAAAGTGAATGTATGTGAAGATAAATACGTACCTATAGAAGCTTTAGCAGGGCATCTGTCTTTAGCTGTTACTACTGTACGAAGTTGGGTACGCAGTGGGGTTATACCTAAAGAAAGCTACATAAAGGTAGGGAACACGTACCGTTTCTGTGTGGCCGAAGTAGTTACAGGGTTGAAGAACGGTAAAATTGAAGCTGACCTAATACCTAAACCAAGCGAAGAAGCATCAAAACAACTAGACTTGTTTTCTGATTACTACGAAGACGAGTAGACATGGACGAAGAAGGAAATGAAAAAGAGCTAGACCCTCTTTATCAGGGGTTGATTTCCCGTTTAAAAAGCAAACCGCCTGAGGGATCACTTGAGTTTACTAATCGTATTAGTATTCGAGACGGTGTGTTTACGTGTATAGAGGAAGAAAGTTCTAGCGTTAGAGGCACTGTTGTAGAAGGTGTTATTCTTACTGCGGCTCCTGTTTCTAGGACATACTACCCTAATACATATAACCCTGAGGCTCATACTAAACCAATATGTTGGTCGAGCGACACGCGCAACTCTCGTCCTGATCAAGAGGTAGTAGAGAAACAAAGTAGTAACTGCCTGACATGCGAGAAAAATATAAAAGGATCGGGGCAAGGTAACAGCAGGGCTTGTAGGTTTCATCAACGAGTAGCGTTTTGTTTTGTAGATAAAGAAAATTTAGCAGTTAGTGGTAGAGGTTTAGTTCCTGATGAAAGTTTTATATTAAATGAAGTTAATGAAAGTGATAGTTATAAAAATTATAACGAGATAACAGGTTCAGTAGGTACTAATGTTCTTGAAGAATTAAAACGTACTAAAAAAGATAAAAATTTAAACATAGATTTTTCTAAGTTTTCCAATCATGTATTTTTTGGATCAGCTGAATTAAAATTAAAAAACTTTAAAGATAAAGCCGTTAAACTAGAGGGATTATATACAGAACTATCAAGTTCACTTTCTTTAAGTAGTAGTAAAAATGTAGTGGATAGAAGAAAAAATTTATTCAGTAGAGTAAATGAAATACAAGATGGATTTACAGCGTACGAACATTTTCTCTACAATGATAATCAGAGTTACTCTACGGCATCTGCACCTGGTCTTGGTACTAATTTAGCAGGTACTAATTTTAAAAATAATTTTGTTACCGATGAATTTAACACACTAACCTTTACGAGTAACACGGAAGGGTTTGATAAAATTTACACAAAGACCTCTGATGCAGAAAAATATTTACATTTATTTACTGATGTTTACAATGTAGAGGCACCACCATTTTACAATACTAATAAAGATGTTTATTTATCTTTTTTACTAAGGGGTGGAGATACAATTACTGGATCAGCAGGATTTGATTTAAATTTATCAGGTGGAGATGCAAATATAAGTTATGGAAATAACACTTACAATGAATACAATTATGGTAGAACCGTTAAAATTCCATACGAGTGTTATAGTAGTGGTAGTTCATTAGATTTTTCAAATTTAGTAAATTCAACATCAACAGGTTCCGCTTTTAAACGTTATGTCTTTAAGGGAAAACAAGAACATTGGAGACCTGAACAGGGTGGTGTAGTTGGTGGTGATATTATTCATCTTGATATAGCTAGTGATACATTTTATTCAGCTTCAAAT